GCGCAGGTCTTGCCGATTTAATTAAATTACCAAAACGAAACTAGACCGCCCCTCGCGGAATCCACGAACTTTTTACATAGGAGCCTAAAGAAATGGCTAACGACTATTTAGACGTGGCAGCACTTGCCACCATCAACGACCAAAACGCTATCGATGCCGGTTGCAGCGACATTCTGGATGACGCCCCGGTACTTGGGGCAATGCCCGCACTGGTTGCCAGCAATGGCACTGATCATAAGTATCTAAAATATACAGGTCAACCATCGGTTGGATTTAGGGCGGCAAATGACGGCCGCGAAAATGACCATTCCGAGGACACCTTGGTTACCGCCGCTTTGAAAATTCTCGACGGTTCGTTTCGTGTTGATAAAGCCGTTGCCGACGCTCATTTCGCAGGACCGGAGGCGCTTATCGCCCGCGAAGCAGCCCGGCACATTCGCGCCGCTTTTGCTTCGGCAGAAAGCCAGATTTTTGACGGCACCGGGGCCGACTCTGGCGGTTTTTCCGGCTTTGCAAATTCTACGTCATTGGATGCTATCGCCGATGCGTTGACAATCGACGCCGGAGGCACCACCGCCGACACGGGATCGAGTGTTTACCTGATTAGAACCGGCGACGCCGACGCCGCCGTGGTACTCGGCCAAAACGGAAACATTGAGATAGGCGAATCCGTTGTCCAGCAGGTAGCCGGTGCGACTGGCTTCTATAGTGCCTACTATACGCCGATCGAGGCGTGGGTCGGCCTTCAGTTGGGGTCAATTTACTCAGTCGGCCGGATCATCAACATCACTGCCGATAGTGGTAAGGGATTAACAGACGCACTTATCGCGTCTGCCATTGAGCAATTCCCCGCCGCCCGCGCGCCTAGCATTATCGCTATGAACCGTCGCAGTCTGTCGCAGTTGCAATCCAGCCGAACGGCTACGAACGCCACCGGACAGCCCGCACCATTCCCGGCCGAAGCCTTTGGGATTCCGGTTGTTGCAACGGACGGAATCGGCAGCGTTGAGGCGCTTATTACCTAAGATGGTCTGGGATGCGATAGGTAAATCGCTTGAAGTAGCTTTGAAAGCATCGGCGGCCGGGGCCGTGACATACACGCGCGGCGTTTATAGTGTCACGCTCCGCGCCGCCCCCGGTAAATCGCTTTACGAACGCGAAACCTCGGGCGGTGTTATCGAAACGGTAGAAAGTAGGGACTTTTTATTTAAAACCGCCGACCTGATTTTAAACAGTGTTTTAACCTTGCCAGTACGCGGCGACACGTTGGCAGAATACGACACCGCAACCGGTAAAACTTATACATACGAAATAACCGGCCCCGGAACCGAGGCAGTTTACCGCTACGCCGACCCGGCACGCCGCGTAATTCGCGTACACACAACACAAATTTCCATAACCTAAAAAATGCCAGATAAATCTATTGCAATCGCCGAAGCATTGCGGGACAACCTAAACGCCGCGACGTTTACGGAAACCTTTACGGCCACGGCCGAACGTCTGGCGGATTTTACCCGCGAAAGTATCACCGGCCCTACCGTCGTTGTATACCCGGACAGCGTAGCCGAGGAGCAATACACACGGGGCAAGCGACAAGAAACCATAGAAGTAGGGATCGCAGTTTTTAAGCCATGCGAGGCCGACGCCGAGGACAATATCGGCGACGGCCTGCTCTTGTGCGAAGAAATCAGGAACGCGATTTCAGGCGTGGCAATAGCGGCTTGCGACTGGACCGGATCAACACAGCCTGAACTATATGAACGCGATTTCGCAGAGCAGTTAAACCAATTCGCGTCAACGATCACCGTTACCTATAGCCGGGAGGTATAGCGGTGGGATGGAATAAAAAACGATTCGGCGGTAGCGGAACCGGGTCAATAAGTATTGCCGGAACCGTCGGAACTTTTTTTGATGACCCGGCATTACGGAAACGCGCCGACGCACAAAAATTAAAGGCAATGAGCGCGGCCGGAGGCTACCTTATGAAAACCGCCCGGCGACTTATCCGGCCCGGTGGTAAAGGGAATAAAGTATCGGCACCAAATACGCCACCCCGAGGGCACGTAAAACCCGGCTTACGTGGCAGTATCTTTTACGCATTAGAAAAATCGAGCGGCGGCGTAGTAGTTGGCCCCGTTAAATTCACAAGAACCGGAACAAAGAAAATCCAGGCTCTAGAGTATGGCGGTAAATCTAAAATTGGCCGCCGCGCCACGAAAATAAAACCCCGCCCCTTTATGGGACCGGCAAAAGAAAAAGCGTTGCCGGATTTTATAAAAAAGAATCCACACTTAAAAAAACTTATTGGCGGCGCCGACGTTCGCCTACCATCCTAGAAAATACAAAGGAGAAAAAAACATGGCTCGCGTTTTAGGAATGAACTGTAAAGCATACTATGGCACCGCCGGCGTATCGGCGACCACAGAATTGACGAATATTAAAGACGTAACGATTGATTTGAGCACCGAATCGGCAGACATCACCACGCGCTCTAATTCTGGATGGAAAGCCAGCCTATCGACTTTAAAATCTGGCAGCGTATCGTTTGACATGGTATACGACACCACCGACGCCGGTTTTACGGCAATTTCCACCGCGTGGGAAGGCTCGACCGAAATAGCAGCCAGCTTTCTAGACGGTGCAAGCGGGACCGGCTTGTGGTCCGATTTTGTTGTAACGAATTTCAGCCGAAACGAGAGCCTATCCGAGGCCGTGACTGTTTCCGTTTCGCTAGAGCCGTCTGGGAATACCGATTGGGGCAGCACAGCGCCCTCCGGATGGTCCGGTTAGTTTTAAAAAAATAAACAGCCGGCCCCGGCGCGTTACCGGGTGCCGGTTTGTTTTTTAGTTCCAAAGGAGCCGCGCCGATGGAAAGCCTAAACACTACTTTTAAAGATAAAAACGGCCGTGTCTGGGATTTATCGTTAAATTTTTTAACCGTCGAACGAGTCTGCAAAGAAACCGGCGTAGACCTGCTCGATTATGAGCAACAGCACACGCTAGCCGCAGAATTGGCAATCGACGACGTGAAACTAGCCAAAACTGCTGCGGCCATTCTAGCCCCAAATCTGGGCGACGCCGGCATACAACCAGAAGCATTTGCCGACGCTATCGCCGACGGCGAAATACTGGCAGAAATCTATGAGGCCATTGCCGGAGCAGTCGTAAATTTTACGCGAGCCCGTCGCCGCGCTACCGTCGCCGGCTTGTTCAGCAAAGCGAACATGGCGATCGGCAAGGCGGCAGCGGTAGCAGAGAAACACCTGGAGAGCGGAGCAATAGACCGCCAGATAGAAAAAGACCTGGAGAAATTCGCAGAGAGATTATCTGGAACGCCGCCGCCGTGCTAGCAATCCACCCCGGCCCGTTTACATTCGGCGAAATTGTAGGAATGGCAGTCGATCGAGAGTTTAGCAATTGGGAAAAAACGGCCACACTTTGCCACGTAGTTTACCAAATGCATCGCGACCCAAAAAAGAGTAAAGATATCAGCGCCTTAGATTTTAATCCGTGGACCGACGAAACCGACCGCAAAAGTACCGACGCGGCCGGTCTTGTCGCATGGGACGAAATGGGCGTTATGTTCAAGAGGTTAAAAAATGGGTAAAAATGTACGCGGCGGCGGTGTCTATGTCGAGATATTCACGAAAGATGGACGCTTCGTAAAGGGACTGCGGAACGCCGGAAAGAAAATGAAAGCCTTCGGCGGCGGCATAGCCAAAGCCGGTGCCGGAGTAGCCGCCGCAGGCGTTGCAATGCTTGCGCCTTTCGGCTTAGCGCTAAAAGTCTTTAAACAATACGGCGACCAGCTTGATAAAATGTCGGCGAGGACCGGCTTAAGCGTCGCGGCATTGTCGCAGCTTACTTTTGCGATGGAGCAAGGCGGCGGCACGGCCGAGGAGCTAGAAAAGGCGCTGACCGGCATGTCGCGTTTTCTTTTGACGTTATCGCAGGGGAGCAGTACCGCGACGGATGTGATGGACCGACTAGGCGTCAGCATGGCAGACCTAGCCGGACTAAATGCGGAACAAAAATTCGAGTTATTAGCCGAAAAAATCGCAGGGATTGAGGATCCCACCGAAAGGGCCGGCGTCGCTCTTGCCCTATTCGGTAAGGCCGGTGCAAAAATGCTACCGATGATAGAGAACATGGCCGAACTACGCGCGGAAGCCGACCGCCTTGGATTGACCATGGACGAAGAAACCACCACGGCCGCAGCAGCATTCGCCGACGCACTAAATAAACTTAGCAGAATTTTTAAAGCGACAATGACCAGAATCGGCGCCGCGATCGCCGGCCCCCTCACCGCGATGATAGAATTATGGGCCGATAACGGAAAAGCTATCGCGGATTTCCTAAAAGATAATAAAGCACTTATTCAAATCGTGGCCGCCGTTGGCGTTGGCATTGTTGTACTTGGCGGCGCGTTGATGACCGCCGGCTTTGCCGTTATGGGACTCGGTGCGGCCTTTGGTGTAGCCGCTTCGGTAATGACCTTTTTCGGCGGCGTACTTGCCGCCCTGTTTTC